CAGCCGTAGCGCTTGCAGCAGCGCTAGTTGCGCTAGTCGCTGCAGCGCTTGCTGAAGAAGCAGATGCTGTTGCTGAGTTGGCTGCACTGGTAGCGCTTGTGGCTGCAGCAGTGGCGCTTGCAGCAGCGCTTGTAGCGCTGGTAGTAGCAGCAGTAGCAGAATTAGATGCGTTAGTTGCGCTTGTTGCAGCAGAGGTTGCACTGGTTGCTGCTGCGCTGGCGCTATTAGCAGATGCTGTAGCGCTGTTTGCTGCAGATGTAGCAGATGTCGCAGCAGCAGTTGCGCTGGCTGCAGCAGATGCTGCAGAGATTGCAGCAGAAGTAGCAGAGCCAAGGATGCTATCTACATAAATCTTTGGAGTTGCAGAGGAATCAACCATACCTGCGCTAGATAGACCAGTAATGACTGGTGAGCCAGAGATAGTTGGGCTTACAAAAGTAGCAGCAGATGCTGTAAAAGAACCAGTTAGCGTGCTTGATACAATTGTAGATGAGGTCACTGTTGAACTTGTTACTGTGGCTGAGGTAAATGTACCGCCAGTAAATGTTGCGCTGGTTGCAGTAAATGCACCAGTTACAGTACCGCTTGAGTAAACTTTATTAGTAAGAGTCTGAGCCTTAGTAGTACCAACGATAACACCATCACCAGTAGCAATACCGTGAACATGTGTTTGATTAGCAGCAGTAAGGATTGTTTCATCAATGTCATAGCCACGAGCAGATATGTGATTCTGTGATTCACGGAAGTCACGACCAGATACACCATGTCGTACCACTGCACCAGCAGAGTGGGCAACAGCCTGAGTATTGTCAGAGCCACGAGTTACAGTAAGGGTTGTGCTGGAAGCGGCAGTTACTGTGACAACTTCTTCTTTAGATGTATCGGGGTCAACAATAAGTGTGTATGGCAACGATGATGGAAAACCGCTAACCGATGCAACAATAAAGGATGTGTTTGATTGTCCCTGAGATTGTGCGGGGATGGATGATTGGAGCGAAGTTTCTACTGCGGTTGATGAGTAGTACCGCGCTGGGGAGCCTGGGTCGCCTGCTGCCATTTTCTACCTTATCTCTGATAGTGCGAACGGATTGGATACTGACGGCGTTGGTTATTCGCCACTTCGTTTAAACGCTGCTGATAAATGTTAAACAAGAATCTGGCTGCGTTCTGCCCTGAACCATTTGGGCGTACGCCATCTAATATGTCTGCTGCTGCAGACTGAGCCCCAAGGCGTGAAGGGTCCAGAAAAGAAATCATGCGGAAGGCTGCGCCATAAATAACAACATCTTCCGAATAAGAAGGAAAGCCTGTAACTGTTGAATACTCTTGTTCATTGCTAGTAAGCAGCGTTGGGCGCTTGCTATAGGTAACATGCACAGTTTGTCCAGGAACAATCTCTGAATAAATAGATAGACTCTTTGCGGTAGTAAAAGCATCTGAGTCTGCAGTTCTATCTAACTGCCATGCACGAGCAGGGAACCACTCCTTGGAAGGACCAATAATGGAGTAGGTTACAGATAAAACATTTTCTACGGTAGCAGGGATTCCATAGGAATACCGCGCTGCTACATAATCAAAATCATAGGAGCCAATAGCAAATACACTTGGGTACATAGCATCAATAGCATTATTAATAGCGTTCTTAATCTCTTGCCTTGGAAATAATGGAGCCATGGTTACTTTAGAATTAGCATCATGGGCAGCAGCAGTTGTGCCACGCTGCGCTCTACCCCAAGGGGCTACAGTAAGAACATTTGATACATTGTCTGTAGAGTTAACGAATACAATTTCATCGTCAATCTGTACATAACCACGACCAATTACGCTGGCATCATAAACAGTCAGCGATGTGGTTGTGCTGGTAGCGCTAGTAGTAAGCCATGAGGCAGGCTCTGTGTTCTCTGTATAGCCATGCAGTACAGCCTCAACGCGGTCTGCTAGTTGAGCAAATGTACTCATAGGTTAATACTCCTTAAAGCAACTACGGCTGATAGCCCAGAGGTGCCAGCAAGTTCATTGCAGATAGCGTTTAAACCTTTATAGTCATTAGGCTGGCGGGAGGAACTAGCCTTGTAATTAAGGGCAGCAATAAGTCCTAGACCAGATGTGCCAGCATAGGCATTAGCAGCGCCCTGTGATGCCTTATAGACCGTATAAACGGGATATGTACCACCGTTGGCTAGGCGGTTAAGTTCTCCCGTAAAAGTGCTTCCTGCTGCTCCTGTTGCCATTACTTACCCTTCTTCTTTTTCATCCGTGCCACAGCAGCATTGTCCACAAGGTTCGGATACTTCCGACCCGCAGCCTTTGCTCTTGCTTTGGCAGCAGCCTTCTGTGAGGAGGTTAATTTCGTTGATGTTTTCTTTGGATTCTTCTTGTCCCAAAATGCTTTACCCTTCACCATTTCACCTTATCTGCCCAATAAGCAGCGCTCATTTTGCCTTTGGCAATGTTCTTAGCATGGCGTGCTTTAAATGATTTTTGTCTAGGCGTAGACTTTTTATCGCCACTAACGCCTTGCTGACCAAAACGAATAGTCTTAACTTGGCTGCCTTCTTTGGCAACCACAACATGTGACTTAGTTGGATGGCTTGGCGTACGCTTGGGTTTGTTAAAACCTGCTACGCCAGCCCTTTTAATCCGTGGGTCTTTTTTACTTGCCACGCTTCTTTGCAGCCTTCTTCATTACCATTTTCTTACCAGACTTCTTTGCTGCTTTCTTTGCTGCAGCCATACCCTTCTTTGAGTAAGAGTATTCTTTTCCGTTTACCATTGGCATGGTTATTCCTCATCTTCTTCTTCGTAGATGTCCTCATCTTCAATGGTGGGAGAGGGCAGTCCCCACAACGGCTCTGGGATAATGGTGCTAGTCATCATCATCCTCATCCAGCATCCGTTTAATCTCATCCTCAGAAGGGGAACGGTAGTTCACCCAACTTGGATAAGAACCTTTATCCATAACAAATGACAGGGCTATTTCAGACTTAAAGCCTGCCTTGAGCAAAGAGTTGTAGTACTCGTTAAGCCAGATACAGTACATTTCAAGTTCTGTATATGACTCATCCTTGACTGTACGCACGCGCTTTACTGGTTTCTTTCGTGGTTTGCGAGCAGCCATGATTCCTCCTATGCCCCGTATGCCTTGCCTGTTTCGTTTGAAATCTTTACAGCCTGTTGAATCTTCTTCATACTCGTTCCATCAGGTTGAATACCTTGAGCACGAGCATCCCTATATGCCTGTAGTTCTTTATCCCATTTCTTTGCAGATACGCTTAGGTTAGAGTTTGCTTCTCCTGTATTCATTACAAGAGTTCCAACCTTGCAACCAAAGCAACCTTCTACAAACTCAGGATGGGTCTGTTGTCTATGTAGGCTCATGCTGGTGTTATGTATGCTCCGTAGCCCTGTGCTGTAAGGGCATCAGCAGTCTGTTGGTTAATAAGATTTTTTGTTCCACCTAAGTAATACTCCTCCGCCTGATTTGTCTGAATCTGGCTTGGATACCTAAAGGAACTATACACTCCGTTTAAACGCAAGACAGATATGCCACGCGGTAGTTCAATACGAGCAAAGAGGATATGGTCCCCTGCTGGGGTTTCATCTACGGTAGGCGTAGTGAAGTAATACATTGACATAAGTCCTCCTAATGAACTCACCCCAAAGGGGCAGACTTTTCAAATATGTCTACCCCTCAGAGTCAATCAACTAGAGAGCAGCGATTGAAGAACCAGTTTCAATGCGATACAACGCTTCCTCGCGGTAACGGCTCCATCCAAGGACACCGTACCAACCGATTGGGCGGAAACGCATTAACTTATCGGTAACTGGACCGATAACAACACCTGGCTCCTGTGCTACGGCTTCAGCCAATGCTTGCTTACCGCAAAGAATTGTTCTGAATACGCGTGTTACAGGGGTTACAGTTACAACAGTAGTTGCAGTAACTGCAGCAGTATTGGCTACATCTACAGTGAATGTAGTTGTTGAGCCAGATGTGCTGATTGCAGTAATTTTTGCAGTAGATGCAATGCCAGTTCCAGAAATCTTGTCGCCTACCTCAGCACGAGTTGCGATAACAGCAGAAGAAGCAACACCAAAGGTGAAGCCTGCTGATGTACCTGCAACGGTTACTGCGGTTGTAGCGAGAGCGGTCTGGTCTGCGCCATCCTTAGCAGAGAACATGCGTGCGTTTTCTACAAAGAAAGCGCCTTCGTATGTTCCGATGGTACCTGCGAACAGGTTGCCAAGTGATGCATCAGTGTGTGAGTGAGTATCACGCCATCCGATTGAGCCTGATTCGGCACGGAGGTCATGTGATACTTCTGGGTGAATACCGACCCAGTATAGGCTTCCTGCACGAGGAACAGCCTTGTTGGAGCGGAGTTTTGCAACAACCTTGCGAAGGTCAGCAGAATCAATAGTGTCTGATGCTGTGATTGTAGCAGTGGATGTGCGGGTTCCGCCGTAGATAACATTGGTTCCTTGACGAAGGACATTCTGTGCCACAACATCAAGAGAGTCAGCCAAGTTGTAAGCGATGATGTCTGCAACAGCAGGGTCAACATCAGATAGTGAGAACAACTGTAGTTTGCGTGTTACAAGGGCAGCGTTGCCGTACTCTGCAAGAGTTACAGATACGGTATCAACATTGCTTAGTGCAACTGCATCTGGGTCAGTTGTTTCTGTGAGCGTTGAAGTAGCAGCCGACAAATCGTTGTAAAGTGAGAATACAACGGATGAGCCTGGCATAGCCTGTTGTACAGGCTTCTTATCCGCAACAGCACGAATCATCGGCTGAGAGCGGAGGGCAAATTCAACATAACGGTCATAAGCGGTCTGAACTAGACCACTAATTGCCGATGTGTCTGTAAATGCCATGTGGGTTCACCTCCTGGTGATTGGTTGATGTAAGTTATTTAATTTAAACCAAGGAGTATATCTAAGTCCTCACGAGTCTTTGCTCCTGCAATCTTTGCAAACGCATCTTCATCAACATCTGGCGCGGAGCCAGTAGAGATTAGATTGTTGATTCTTGCTTGAGCCTTGACCTCTGGACTTTTTTCTGCAGGCTTTTCCTCAGATGGAGTTTGGATTCCAAATACATCACCGTATTCATTAACCCACTTAACAATTTCTTCCTCAGAGGAATCAATATCTGGTGGTATGAACGCGGCAATCTTTGGGTTTAATCCCTTAGCCTGTAGTACATCCTTGACAGTACGCTGACGGGTCTGAGTTTTTAGACCTGACAACTCCTGTTCTAGTTCTTTCGCACGCTTTTCCAGCGCACGGTTTACTTTGCGGAGTTGACCAACAACATCTGTAGTAGTGTCGTCATCTTCTTCGTCATCGTAGTAATTGGTAGCCATCTACCTATCTCCCTTTTCTTAGTTGTATTCGCAATCCACAATGAGGTTCGGGGAAACCAAATTGGCTATTGCTACCAGACTTATACGCCCCCCTGGGCTGGTTGGTCAGGGTGGGGATTCTTATATTGGTGTAGCGGTTGAGCGAAGTGATGCTCCAGTGACTCCGCCTCTTGCGCTAAAACGAGCACCTTCTCTTTGTGCTCTTTGTTGTGAGGCAAGTAGCGCCTGTGGGCTACCCTCTACAACTGCAGAGAGTGCTTCTTGTTCGCTGTAATCTTGTCCTTCAATACCTGCTAAACGCTTCTGTGTTCTACGCAGTTGTCCTGCTTGACCAAGAGCCTGTGCAAGTTCTCGCTCAGAAAGTTTTGCATAGGATTCTGTGCCTGCAATATTCTCTGCTTGACCAGAGGTGATGCCACGAAGTTCAAATCCTGCAGCGCGACCAATGCCTACAAACTGTGCAGCCTTAGCCTGCTTCTGTATCAATGGGAGTGCTTTATCTGCATCAAGAACAAAGGCTGTTAAATCACCTTCACCTACGCCATAGAAATCAATTAATTGTTGTTTGACTGATGGGTTTAAGGTACGAGATAAGTCCTGTCCTATTTGTAAACGGTCTTGAAATTCTTTAGGAGAAACAAGATTACCAATTAAAGCACCAAAATCTTCAGGTCCATCATAAAAACCTTTAGGCAAATCAAAGAAACGAGCAGTTTGTATCATTGCTTTTTCGTCATTAGAATATTCTTTTTCAGTAATTGCTTTACCTTTAGCACGCAACGCTTTCATGCCTGGAAAACGCTTTTGATATTCTGGTTGGTCATATAGTTCAAGAAGTAACATTTCCTCTGAAACATCAGCCATGATACGAGTATTAATAAAAGGAGCAAGTGTTTCAAGTCCATAGGCTGAAAACAAAGCAGTAAGTTTATCTGAAGCCTTTTGTTTTGTAGCAAGTTTGGCTGCATCTGCTTCGGCTTTCATTTGAGCCATAGCAGCGTTTGTTTTAGCAGTTGCCTCAGTAACAGCCTTTGTAACAGCAGCATCTATATC